GTCACGCTGCTGTTGTGCTGTAAATAAGAGCTGATAGAAAACACCGCTTTCCCGTTTGCTTCTTCGATTTCTTTAGCAGTTCCGTTGATGGTTACCGTGCAAGGAAATTCTGCAATGACTGTAACCTCTCCATAAAGTCCACCAACCCTGCCATTCGGAGCATACAGTGTTTCTGTAATTTCTCCAGATTCGCTCAGTGTCAGTGCATCCGGAAGGCTTCCGGAAAAATCGGTCGCATCCCAAAGGAATCCCTTTTGCAATGGAAAATTATCATAGCAATACGGCTCTATATCGGCGGAAATGGTGAAAACAGCATGCTTGGCATCTTCCATGGTGGAATCTACGGTGCAGCGTCCACGATAGGCATAGCTGGAATTGCTGTCTGCAACAATGGTACAAACTTGCCCGTGCAACTCTTGCCGGATGTTTTGATAGAGCTTGTGCCATTCTGCCATCGTACAAGCTGCCACAAATGTTGCAGATAGCGTTGCATTCTTGTAAACCGGAGAGCCAGTCAAAGCTTCAGAATAATCCAGTAACCCGTTTCGCCCTGGAATATCTACGGTAAATGTTTCTACTTCTGGGGCAGTGGCAGAAAAATCCGTCCAATATAGCCCCAATCCATAGCCACCATTGGTTCTTCCAGTGTAGATGCCAACGTTCGCTTCTGCATAAGGCTGTTCTGCACTGATATATTGTAATTGATGGGATTGAATCCACCGAATTCCGGTTTTTCGTTCCTCGATACCATAAAACTCCAATCACGACACCTTCTTTCGTTTCCGCCCGTTTGCTTTGTAAATCGCTTCTACCCATGCCGTTCCTTGTGCTGCATCGGCTTCCAGAACCTGCTGCACGAGCTGTTGCTGTCGTTCTTTGTTGGTATGCTTCGGCTGCTTTTTCCAGAGCTTCTGCGGCTTTTTACCCTTTTTCCGGAACGCATTGGAAACTGCATTTAGAACCGCACCTGCCAAAAGGTTGGTATCTGCTACGACTTTGTTTTCATACGCTTTTAAAATCAACGCCCGTTCCGTTTCGGTCAGGGCGTTGTAATCTGCTTTGGAATAGCCGAATTGTACCGCAAAAAAAGCGAAATCTTGGCTTTTTCGGAACTGTTCCGCTTCTAGGTCAGGCTTTTCTTTACTGGTCGGAAAATATTCCCATTCCACCAGCCTTACCGGAATAAAAAACCGCAGTCCTCCTGAATTTGTTCCAGCGTTGCTGTAAACAGTGTACCATATCCAACATCCTGTACCTGCTGCTGGGCAAATTCCAGAGCCTTCTTGATAGGAGCATAGTCCCCTCGGTCATCTGACAAGCCGTAAGCAAACAGCGTGCAGAGTTCGGAAATGGTTGGATATTTTCCATTTGTGATGGAAACCATCACGCCAGTAATGGCATTTCCAAGTATCTTTTCCAACTGCTCCATTCTGCCGATGGTGTAATGCAAGTGATATTCTTTGTCTTTGATAAAATAGGTTTGCATAAGTTCCTCCTTATTCCGTTGTCAAATCTTCCGGCATATCCGTTACCTTTGTAGCATCTTCCGTGGAGAGATTTGTTAAGTCTGTTAAAGCACCGTTGCCAGAAAAGCTCAAAGAATAGGTCATGCTGTCATCGTATGGAGCTTCCAGCGAATAGTCTGTAATGCAAGCCAGACCGCCAAACAACGGCTTTTTCTCCTTGGCATCAATGACCTTCAAGCAAACCATATCGCCGTTCTCAAAATATTGCCCGAGCAGCTTGTGCGATTCTGCATTCAGAATGTAAATACCATCGTTGTCAATCGACCATTCTTTCATGCCGGGAATCTGTTTTTTCCAACCGCCTTTTGTGTCTTTGCTGGACACTTCCACCGTGTCAGCACTGCGGTTAATGGTCAAATTCTGCTGCCCTGAAATTGCAAGCAGCTTAGAACCGTCTGCGTTGTAGATGCAAAGCAGAATGTCCTTCCCGGCTTTTGCCGCATCTTCTGAAAAATCACAATAAAAATTGTTATCATAACTTGGCATCGTATTTCCTCCTAAATCTTACATTTCAATCCATAACTCACCATGATTTCATAGGAAATCACGGCATGATATTCGTTTGTTTCGTCCTGCTGCAAAGACTGCACGCCGGTTTCTGTTTGCAGCACCAGTGTAATTCCGTCCGGAAGCATGATGGATTCCGTCAACGATTCTTCTACCGACTGTATCATGCTGTAAATTTCTGTTCTGGCATCGCTCGGTGTTGCAATCGCATGAATCTGTACGGTAAAAATTTCCTTGAACATCGTTTTACTGGAAGCATCCCGTTTTCCGACCACCTCTACAAATAGAAATGGAGAAGGGGTGTCCTTCTCCACAGCATCATAACAAGCATAGCCGGTATTTTTCCGGAGATTTTGCAGCACAGCAGCGGCAATCTCCGCAAAGCCGGCTTTTCGCAGCATCATTCTGACCTCAGTCCTCCTTTAGCTCATCTTTTAGCATCTGTTCAAATTGAGGGCGAACGGCTTCTACAGAACGCTGCAAAAATCGCTGCCCTGGAACATAGGAGGCTTTCAGTCGTTTCCCAATCTGTGGAACAAATCGTCCCGGCTGCTGCCGATGCCCATATTCTACATGGGGTGCATAGTGCAGCGTGTAGCCGACCGCTCCATTGATGGTAGTATCCGATTCTTTCGGCAATTCAGTTCGGATGCTCTGCCGCAGCTTTCCTGTATCGGCAGG